TTTAACATAAATTGGAGAGAAAATGCCGATAATTGAACCCGCTGAACAAATAGGAACAATAACTTTAGAAGACGGAAGAACAATTCCTAGATATAAAGTTAAAACTGAAACCACGTTAACTAATATTGACACTGGTCAAGAGTATGAATCAGAAGAAGCCATGCAAGCGGACATAGATGATCCAAACACTTCAACAACTGTTGAAAAAATTAGAAGAGATGTTAAAGTATTTGCTCCTTCTTTAAAAGACATGTTAGGTCAAACACCAAAAGAATAGTTTTGACAGTCGGTGTAAATATATCACACGACTCTTCAATTTGTATTAAGAAAGAAAACAGCATTGAATTCTTTGAAGAAAGTCGTTTTAATAAAAAAAAGTTTTGGGGTCCTTCTGCCAATGACTTTGATTATCTTTCATTAAAACACGTTAAAAATTTTGAGGATACTTTTGTGTTTGCTTGTTGCGGTAGGTTAGAAGATGATCATGAAAAAGTGATAAAAAATATTTGCAAAAAATACAACATTAAAAATTTTATATTTAATGAATATATGCATCACATATATCATGCGTGTGCTGCGTTTTATGTTTCTTCTTTTAACGAAGCAATGGCAATTGTCATAGATGGGGGTGGCGCTATTTTAAGGCCATTAGAAAAATCTTTTAGAGAAAGTGATAGCATTTATTTTATAGATAACCTGCAAGTAAAAGCAAAATATAAAAGTTATAACAACTCAAGATTTAGTGCTTTACATAATGATTTTAAAAATAAAAATAAATTATTAAAATTAATAGAAACTTGTAGAAATAAATATCAAGTTAATAATGTTCTTGATTATTTTTATATGCAAAATGATTGTTTATATAGAATGACAAATAATTATAATCCAGGTGATTTGTTTAATCATTTGTGTAGCACAATAGGATTGGTAACATCGGATGAAAATGAACCAGGTAAAGCAATGGGTTTATCTTCTTATGGTAACAGTCATGGCAAAAGAGATGAAGATTTAGCCAAACAAGTGCAGGAAGTAACTGAAGAGTACACAATAAATTTAATAGAAAAAGCCCTTACGTTGGGTAATACAAAAAATATTATTTTGTCTGGAGGATATGCGTTGAATTGTGTTAACAATTATAAATACACTCAATATTTTAAAAATGTTAATTTTTTTATTGATCCGTGTCCTCATGATGGTGGAACTGCTTTAGGTGCAGCTGTATGGTATGATTATTACAGATAAAAAAATAGCAGTTGAAAAAATTTTAAATCAAGAAATAGTTGCTATTTTTCAAAATAGTTCTGAGTATGGTCCCAGAGCATTAGGTAATAGGTCTTTATTGTTTGATCCTAGAAATAAAAATGGAAAAGATATTGTAAATACAATAAAGAGAAGAGAATGGTTTAGACCTTTTGCTGGCACTGTTTTATTAGAACACGCAGCAGAGTGGTTTGAAATGGGTAGAATTAAAGATTCACCCTACATGTCATATGCCATTCCTGTAAAAGAAGAGAAGAAAAGTATAATACCTGCCATAACACATGTTGATGGCACATGTAGAATACAAACTCTTACTAAAAAACAGAACAAAAATTTTTATGAACTGATACAATTTTTTTATAAAAAAACAAACGTGCCAATACTATTCAACACTTCTTTTAATTTAGCTGGTGAACCTTTAGTTGAAACAAAAGAAGACGCTTTAGATACATTAAAAAGATCTAATATAAACTACATTTATTTTCCTGACTTACACTGACAATCATCACAGCAGTGTTGATCCGCATTTTTTATATGCCTTTCAACATCTCTTTCCATGGCAAGTAATCGTTCATGATATTTGCTCACCTTATCCGCAAGGTAGGCAATGGCTTTATTTATGTCTTCGTTTTCCATATTTGTCTCCTGTGATTATTAATTTTGGTGAGAACCTAATGTAAGCATATTTTTTAAGTCTGCAATAGTATTTTTTAAAATTGTTTTCTTGACAGAAAATTTGTGGTATGAAAACGGTAAAAATAAGAATGACAAGCAAGATATATGTTAGTGGTAAAATCATTAAGAGGTATGTTATACCTAAAGAACAAATAGATGAACTAAACACAGAATACGAAAAACATAGAGAAAATTTATCTAGTGACAGTTCAAAACTAGCAGGAAGAATTGATTCAGAAAAAAGCGTGATACCAATTATTCAATCATGTGAGATATATAATACTTTAACAAAAAATATGGGCGACTATATAATGTCACTAAACAATTTTGATTTAAGCAAAGATCCCATGTTTAACACTAATATCTTAAGTTGTTGGATTAATGATATGAAGCCAGGTGAATACAATCCGCCACACACACATCACGATACTACAGGATGGTCTACAGTTTTATTTTTAAAAGTTCCAAAAACAATAAACGATGCAAAACACAAACATAAATTTAGGGATGGTCAGTTAGGTTTTATTTTTGATGGTCACACTACTAAATATTTTACTCCAGAGGTAGGTCACTTTTATATTTTTGAAGCATCACATCAACATTTTGTAATGCCTTTTAAAAGTGTTGAAAATGAAATAAGAAGATCAATGTCATTTAATTTTATAAGAGATAATGCTGAATAAAAAAATTGAGTTTATTATAACAGATAAAGATCATTTAGAAATATGGCCTAATCCAAAACCAGCTTTAAAATTTATCCCTGAAGATTACAAAAAACTTGGCAGGCTAAGTAATAACAATTTACACGATCCAACTGTAAAAACATGCATGCCCTTTTTAGACGCCATGACAGCTGGTTACATAATACCTTTTGAACAAGATTATATTGTAGATCCAACGGAGGATGATTTCTCCATGACACCTGCGAACAAACAAAATAATATGTATGGTATGCATCCTAAACAGCAGCTTACTGAATCTATGGCAAAAAAAGCAAAAGAAAACGCTGGCAAATTCCACAACAAGTGGTTGATAAAAACACCGCCTGGTTATAGTTGTTTATTTGTTCATCCTCTAAATAGAGTTGATGATAGATTTGAAATATTGTCAGGTGTTGTTGAAACCGACACTTACATAAACACAGTTAATTTTCCTTTCATACTAAAGAAAAGAGATGAACAGTTTTTATTTAAAAGAGGTGAGCCAATGGTGCAAGTTATACCTTTTAAAAGAGAGTCTTGGAAGATGTGGTCTGGATTTAAATTTGAAAAAGATCATCGTATAACAGATAATAAATTAGGCAGTCTTATTATTGACAGATACAAAAAATTTTTTTGGAGAAAAAAGAATTACAGATGAAAAATTTAACAGATTATATTCATAGATATGACAACATGTTAAGCAGAGAATTATGCGAGTCAATTATTAACAAATCAAGTACTACCGATTTTATAAAAGCTAGCACGGTAGGTGAAAGTAATTTCAGAAAATGTTATACAAAAGCAATTGATCAAGAATTTGATAAAGACATATTTAAAAGTGTAGGACAAATTATAGAAAAATATGCAAAAGCACATAAACATTTTAGTACAGGATTAACTTGTGAAGATACCGGCTATCAACACTTAATTTATTTAGGGTCTCAAAAGGGAGAATACAAAGAACATACCGATCATGGTGACATTACACCTAGAGTTTTAACAATATCTTTTATTTTAAATGATAATTATGATGGGGGAGATTTTGTGTTTTTTGGAGGCACTTACATTGTTCCTAAAAAACAAGGCAGTGTAGTTGTCTTTCCAAGTAATTTTTGTTTTCCTCACGCAGTAACACCTGTTACTAATGGTAATAGACACGCAATAATTACATGGGTGCATTAAGTGTTAAAAATTTATAAAAAATTTTTAGATCAAGACTTAATAGATGATGTCATCAACTATGTGAAAGAAAATAGAAACAATCATATTTGGAGAGTTAATCAATTAGCTTGGGATGATAGTATTCTAGGAAAAGGTAAAGAAGTATCGATATTAAATCTTGAAAAATTTAAAGATAGGTTTTTACAAATTTATAAAGATAAAAAAATTTTAAATAATAATTTAAATATTGCAGGTTTATTTTTCTATATATGGAGCAGAGGTAGTTTTATTCCTTTTCATAATGATGGTCATGTTGATGCAGCTAGTAGCATATACCTAAATGATGTTTGGGATGTTGATGACGGAGGTCTTTTTCTTTGGAGGGATGAACACAATAATTTAAATGTAGTGGAGCCAGAATATAATAAAATGGTTTTTAATTTAAATAATACTTGGCATGGAGTTACCATGATAACACCTTTCAGTGCACAATTAAGATATAGTATACAAATATTTTTTAAGAATAATTAGAGTCGTAGTCTCTCCAAGTTTTACCGACTGAATTAGTTGTGTCATTATCTATGTCAGCTTGAACTGCTGCATCAAAATCTGTTTTAGCTTGTTCTATTTGACCTTTTCTTGTTTCGGCCCAAGTTAGTAGATTTGCCACTGTTGTAGATCCTACTGAATCAGAAGTTGCATTTAAATTAGTATTGCCAGTCATTGCTCCAGTGGATGCATTTTTAGTTTGTATTTCATTTTGACCAGATAAATTATTCCAAATGACATAGTGATAATTGTCAGGACACCAAGCATCAACCCAGTTTTTCCCTTTATCTGCCCATTCAATACCATACGAATCATCTATTAAGATTTTTTCTTTATTTGCTATCACTATTTGAGTTGCCATTTTAATACCTCCTAATGCTTAATTATATATTGAGTTATGACAAATGGTGAAAAAGAATTAGTACCAGAGGCTGTTACAGCCCCAGTAAGAGTTGTTGTAATATTACCCGTAAGAGTTCCAGACAAAGTATGTCCGTGATTATGTGCAGTTCCAGAACCTTGGTTTCCTACACTTAAAGTAGTTCTATTTGGGTTAAAAATTCTTACTTGACAAACCATGTCTGCTCCTGGACCACTAGGATTACAAACTCCCATTTGAATAGCTGGAGATAATGAGTGCCCGTGAGATGCTAATTGAGCTGTAGTCAAAGAAGTATTGTCGATACTTCCTGTAATTGTTACTGTTTGGTTTGTAGCATTGGTTGCAGCTTGGTTGTTAGTTACCGAAACTGAAACAGTGTTAGCGCCACCAGTTGTTGCTAAATTAGTTGTGCCACTTTTACCTTGCGGAAATTTACCTTGTAGATCAGGAACATTAAAAGTAGTTGAGCTATCGCCAGCGCCATAAGTAGTAGAAATAACTGCAAATAAATCTGCATACGTTGATCTTGAAACGGCAGAGCCATCACATAAAAGATAACCTGCTGGAGCAGTAGCTTTACCCCAAGGTTTTATTGTTCCTACTTCACTTCTATTTGTTATATCTTGTAAATTAGCCATGATTAATCGTTATACTTTAATCTCCAACCATTGTCACTGTCATTGTACACCAACGCAAAGCCAGAACCACTAGTTGAT